GCAGGATAATAATAACCTTTGTGCAGCCGGGGTTGACGGGAAAGGAAATCTATCTCATTAAAGGACAACCAAGTGTCTGAGGATTTCATGGTCATTCCACATGATGCAACCCATGAACGCAGCTCAGGGGGTTGAAAACCAGGATCATCGACAAAGCCAATAACAGCATCATCACCATATATAGCCATGCGCAACTTTTCATCCAACTCCGCAAGTGTAAAGCGTTGGAGAAGGAAAGACATAATTTGTAAATACATGGCCATGGAATTATCTTGCGTGGTATTGGGTTGTCCGGTGGGATTACCAACAGGGACGCCAAAAACGATACCATCTGGTTCAAGAATAAGCTTGTTTATTATGGCATTGTAAACATCACTAATTGTGGTGTGCAAACCACTAGGAAGAAACTGTTTCCGTACGTGAAGAATCATTTGGAACAATCGGGATGCAAAATTAGTATCACAACCAGCAATATCAGTGCACAACAAATATTTGCAGTCTTTGAAGGTCTCAATAAAATGCTGCCAGTCGGCACCTGACAGGTCAGCACCAAGCCAAAATGGGGATCCAATCCCTTTACGCTCCATAGCCTTATTAAAATCGTGAACAAGTGGCAGTGCATGGTATAGCAATCTAGTATCACAACCACAAATGTGGCGGGCATTCTTATTGGCCCTAATGATCTCGCTCTTAAGGAAACCATTCCAAATGTAGTTACTAGATCCCACCACATCACCTGCTAAAAGCACATAGGCGTCAGGATGGGCAAACAAATCAGCCTTGGTTTTAAAAATTTCAGACAAAGGCCAGCCTGGAGAGGTGGATAAATCCACCGTTCCATCATCCACGTAGTCCTTAAAAGAAGACACGTGGAGTGGTGTGCCACTTCCCCAAATCCAGGAGAAGGGCATCTATTGCAGGCTTAAAACACACTAATGGTATAATGGGGTCATAGACATTATATTTTACAACGGAGTCAAACTTACGACCAGCAGACATTGAATGGGAAAATCCCACCACTGGATCAACATAAGGCAACTCAAAATGCTTTGAGGATAAAGGGG